CCGTGGTGCCACACCAACCCCTGCCGCTGGCCCGAGACAGCAGACACCCCGGCCAACCCCCTGACCACCGACCACGCGACGCTCGGGCTCGTTCTCTGCCGGAACTGCAACGCGGCCAAGCAGCACGCGGACCGGGGGCGGGTGAAATCCCTGGAACCTCGATAGGGCCCTGACCCCGCGCTAGTTTCGCGCACACTGCCGCAGTGTGAACCCCCCGCAGTCTTAGCGGCGGCCGGACTTCGGAACCGGCGTGAACGGGCGGCTGTTGAAGCTGCTCGAGCCCACCGGAGTATGGGGCTCGCCGGGCCGGATCCCCTCCGCCGCTCGCGAGTCGATCGCCGCGGAGATCGGCTGGTACGTCCCTATCGCGTGACCGTTGACGGTGACGATCGTCGGGCTCGTGAGGCTCGCGTATCGCCTTCGGAACTCGCTGCTCGTGATCGTGTCCATGCGCACGACTGTACCAGTTTGTACAAGGATGCGCACCGTGTCACTCCGCAAGCCGACCGAACTGAAGCGGGCCCTCGGCAACCCCGGCAAGCGACCGCTCCCCACGGCGCTGGTCGTGGTCGATCCGGCTCCGCGTGACCTCGCCCCGCCGGACACGCTCGGCGATGACGGCGCACACGAATGGCGGTTCGTCCTCGGTTCGTGCCCGTGGATCGCGCCGTCGGACCTCCGGGTCCTGCGCCTCTACTGCGAGGCGCTCGACCGCCGTTCGCATCTCCTGGCCGAACTCGCGTCGCAGGGCTACGTCCTCTACACCGACAAAGGCTACGCCTACCTGAACCCGGCCCACGGGGCGCTCGCCACGACGGAGGCTCAGATCACGAAGTGGCAATCAGCCCTGTACCTGACGCCCTCCGACCGCAGCCGGGCCGGCGTCGCCGAAGTGAAAGCCCGGTCCAAGCTCGAGGAGTTGCGCGAACGCCGCGAGGCGCGTGGCCGCCCCGCTGGCTGACCCCCGTTCCGCTCGCCGATATCCGGCGCGGCGACGGAGAGGACGTCAACGAGTTCGTCGAGACGTACGGCCGGATCACGAAGGACAGCATCGCCGGCCGGACCGGCGAGCCTCTCCGGCCGCGCGACTGGCAGCGCCAGCTCCACCTCCACACCTTCGCCCGAACCCCGGACGGGCGACGACGGCACCGGATCGCCATGTGGGGGATGGGCCGGAAGAACGGGAAGACCGGCGACGTCGCGCCGATCGCGGTGTACGGGACGTTCGCCGAAGGCGACGGGGCCGAGGTCTACTCGTGCGCTGCCGACCGGGACCAGGCACGGCTGGTGTTCACCGCCGCCCGGCGGACGGTCGAGATGGATCCCGAACTCATGGCCCGGGCGAAGCTCTACCGCGACGCGATCGAGGACACCGCCACCGGCTCGATCTACCGGGCGCTGAGTTCCGAGGCGTACACGAAAGAGGGCCTCAGCCCGACCCTCGTCATCGCCGACGAGCTGCACGCCTGGCCGAACCGCGAGCTGTACGACGTGATGGCCCTCGCGATGGGCGCCCGGGTCGACCCGCTCATGCTCATCGTGACGACGGCCGGTGTCCGGACGGACTCGACCGGCTTCGACTCGATCGCCTACACCCTCTACCAGCACGGCGTCCGGGTGGCCACCGGAGAGGTCGACGATCCGACGTTCTTCATGGCCTGGTGGGAACCGCGCAAGTCCGATGCGCCGATCGACGACCCGCGGACGTGGGCCGAGGCGAACCCCGGGCTCGGTGACATCCTCGACACCGCGGACATCCGCGCCGCCGCGCAGCCGGGCCGGACGCCGGAAGCGGAGTTTCGGATCAAGCGCCTCAGCCAATGGGTGAACGCCGCGCACGCCGCCCTCCCGTCGGGGGTGTTCGAGGGCCGCGCCGTCACGCGCAAGCTCGTGCCCAAAGAGCGGATCGTGCTCTTCCTCGACGGCAGCTACTCGGGCGACTCGACCGGGCTCGTCGGGTGCACGATGGACGGCTTCCTCGACGTCGTCGGGGCGTGGGAGCGACCGCCAGAGGATCCCGTCTGGCGGGTGGACATCGGGGCGGTGGAGAAGGCGGTCATGGACGCCTGCGTCACGTACGACGTGGTGGAAGTGGCGTGCGATCCGTTCCGCTGGGCCTCGTCGCTCCAGGTATTGCAGGCGGCCGGCCTGCCGGTGGTCGAGTTCAACACCGCGTATCCCGCCCGGATCGTCCCGGCCTGGGCCGACTTCTATGACGGCGTGACGACCGCCAAGCTCACCCACTCGGGCGACCCGCGGCTCATCCGTCACGTACAGAACTTCGTCCTCAAGGTCGACCGGCTCGGCCCGCGTCCGGTCAAGGAGCACCGCGGCTCACCCCGCCACATCGACCTCGGCATCTGCGCGGTCGGCGCGTACCACCGGGCGCGCTGGTGGGCGAGTCAACCGACCGGGCCGTTCCGCAGCAACTACGAAGACGAGGGCCTCACCTTCGCGGGGCCAGCGAGGACGCAATGACCGTCACCCCCTCCGCGCGCCGGTTCGATGCGCGGCTTCGCCTGTACGTCGAGATCCGCCGGGTCATGCGCGCGTTCGATAGGGACGATGCCGTGACGCTCGTGTCGCTCGGCTTCATCTTCATCGGCCTCGCCGCACCGTCCGCAGCGTTCGGCGTCGTCGGCGTGCTCCTGATCCCGTTGACGTCGATCTGGGTCAACGTGCAGTTGCTCATTAGGGGCCGGTAGGTGGGCATCCTGTCGGGTGCCTTGCGCAAGGCGCAGGTCGGCTACCCCGCGGTCGGCTGGTCGCCGTCGGGGGGGAGCATCGGCGCCTCGATCACCGGGGCCACCGTCAACCACGACACCGCGGTATCGGGGGTCAACGCGTTCTCCGCCGGTATTCGGCTCATCGCCGAGGACATCGCGTCGATGCCGCTCATCACGTACGAGCGGCTCGAGAAAGGCAAGCGCCGGGCGCCCGAGCACCCCGCCTACGGCTTGCTGCACGACTCGCCGAACCCCGAGATGACGTCGATGGTCTACCGCGAGACGGGCGTCGGGCACCTGTACTCGTGGGGCAACTGGTACGCCGAAAAGGAACTGAACGGCCTCGGTGTTCCGGTCCGGTTGTGGCCGTTGCGCCCCGACCGGATGACGGTCGAGATGAACACCGGCAAGCGGGTATACAAGTACCGCCTGCCTGACGGGTCGGGCGTCGTCATCCCGGCCGCGCGCATCTTCCACGTCCCGGGCTGGGGCTTCGATGGACTGATCGGTTACAGCCGGGTCCGGCTCATGCGCCGGGCACTGGAGTCCTACACGGTGGCCGAGGAGTACGGCCTCCGGACGTTCGCCAACGACGCGCGCCCGGGGATCATCATCAAGCACAAGGAGCAGCTCGCTCGGACGGCGAAGAAGAACATCGCCGAGTCGTGGGACGAGCAGCACAAGGGCCTCACCAACGCCCAGCGCACGGCCGTGCTCGACGAGGGGATGGAGATCGAGCAACTCGGCTTCCCGCCGGAGGAGGCGCAGTTCCTCGAATCCCGGCGCTTCAGCATCGAGGAGATTGCCCGCGGCCTGCGCCTCGCGCCGCACAAGCTGTCCGACTTCAGTCGCGCGACGTTTAGCAACATCGAGGAAAGCAACATCGACCACGTCGTCGGGACACTGGGGCCACCGTCCGTACGGATCGAGCAGCAGATCAACAAGGACATCATCGGCGACCCCCGGTTCTTCGCCGAGCATCTCCAGGACTCATTGCTGCGGGGGAAGACGCTCGATCGCTTCAACGCCTACCGCCTCGCGTCGGGCGGCGTCTCGTGGATGAGCGGCGACGAGATCCGCGAGCGGGAGAACCTCAACCCGATGCCCGATGGGCAGGGCGGGGTCTACCTCGCACCCCTGAACTCATCCCCGATCGATCTTCTGGCCGAGGCGGTGCTCGGCAACACGAACGGCAATGCCACAGGAGCAGCCCGATGACCGACATTGCGCGCAAGGCGTTCACGCCCTTCGAGTTCAAGCTGTCCGAGACCGGCGACGTGACCGTGGCGTTCAGTCGCTTCGGTGTCGTGGATTCGGACAACGACGTGACGTTCGCGGGCTCGATGCCGGTCGGTAAGGCCGTACCCATCTCGGCCTACGGACACACGTCGTGGAACGGCACGCTCCCCACCGGCAAGGGTGCGATCCGCGAGACCGCGGACCTCGGCATCCTCGACGGCTCGTTCTTCATGGAAACGGACCAGGGCCGGAACGCCTACCACACGACGAAGGCGATGGCCGACCTCCAGGAGTGGAGCTACGGCTATGCCGTCCTCCCGCCCTCGGGGCCCGGCATGTTCGGCGGCAAGCGCGTGCGCGAGCTGCGCAAGCTTGACGTGTTCGAGGTCTCGCCCGTCCTCAAAGGTGCCGGGGTCGGCACCGCCACCCTCGCGATCAAGAGCGGCGCGCCGGTATCCGACGCGCCGCATGCCGAGCAGATCCTCTGGTACTCCGAGGGCTTGCCGGCGCTCATCGATCGGTTCAAGGGCCACGCTGCCGCACGGGCGCTGGAGGGCCGCAAGCTCTCTCGTGCCGATCGCGCGGCACTGGAGGAACTCGTCGAGACGCTCGACGGGCAACTCGCGTCGGCCCGCGATCTGCTCGTGGAGCCTCCCCCGAAGGGCATCGACGTAACGGTCGAGGTCCTGCTCGCGGAGGCGCATCGGTTGGGCGTTCCCGTCTGACGCCCGTTCCAAGGCAACCCATAGCCCCGGTCAAACACCGGGGCTTCTTCATGTGGAGAAACCCCATGCCCAGCGCAGCCGCGCTCGGTGCCGACCTGACGCGCAAGCAGCAGGAGCACGGCACCTGGCTCGCCCAGTTCAAGCAGGAAGACGGCGGGTACACGATGTCCGCCGAACAGACCGCGGAGTTCCGCAAGCGCAACGCCGAACTCGATACGCTCGGGGAGCAGCGCGAACTCCAGGCCGAGGCCGAGAAGGCCGCCGCGAACGCCGAGTCCAAGCTCGCCCCGCAGGGCACCATCGCCGCGAACAAGGGTGGTGGTGAGCACGAGGAAGCCGGCTCGTCGATCGGGACCAAGGCGCAGCTCAACGCCGCGTTCAAGTCGTCGTTCGAGAAGCACGCCACCGCGATCGAGAACTACCAATTGAACGATGCGCCGATCCGGTTCGGCATCGGCGCGAACCTCAAGACGATCGTCGACCTCACGACGAGCTACGACACGTTGGCGACAGGGGTCGGACGGGCCGAGAGCGCGCTCTTCTTTGGCGACGCCGAGCCGTTCTTCCCCCACGGCCAGGTGAGTTCCGACTCCGTCACGGGCCACATCCAGTCGACCGATACCGACAACGCCGCAGCCAAGGCCGAGAACACGGCCGCGACCGAGTCGGCGTTCGCCTGGACGAAGACGACCGACGAGGTCGAGGACATCCGGACCTGGATTCCGGCCAGCCGCAACCTCCTCTCCGACGAGCCGCAGATGCAGTCGGTCATCACCGGCATGCTCGCCAAGCGCCTCCAGAAGATCTCGAACACGTACATCCTCGCGGGTTCGGGCAACACTCCGGTCCCGTGGGGCGTGTTCACCCGCACCGGCTTCCAGACGCAGGCCAAGGGCACGGACCCCGTCTTCGACGCCGTCCACAAGGCCATCACGCTGGTCGCGGTGACCGGCGACGCGAACCCCAACCTCGCGGTCTTCCACCCCAACGACTGGGAGGGCATCCGCCTGACCAGGACCACGGACGGCGTCTACATCCTCGGCAACCCGACCGAGTCCGGTCCGATGCGGCTGTGGGGTCTTCCCGTCGTCGTGACGACGGGCCTGAGCGAGGGCACCGGGGGAGTGGTGGACACCTCGTTCACGACGATCTTCGAGAACGGCGGCCTGGTCGTCGAAGTCTCGACCGAGCATTCGACCTTCTTCACCGAAGGGACGCTCGCCATCTCGCTCGTGCGTCGCTTCGCGGCGTTCCACTACCGGCCGAAGGCCGCTGCGACCGTCACGGGGATCTGAGCCATGCCCGTCATCAGCGGAGGCGTGGTCGGCCAGCCCGGCCGCATCCTGTTCGAGGAGATCACGTTTACCGAGGAGGGCGCTGCCGGCACGTACACCGGCAGCGTCACCGTCCCCGGCAACTCGTGGCTGCTCGACATCAAGATCTACAACCTCACCTACTGGGGCGCCGGCACCAGCGCCAAGATGCTCGTCGGCGACGCCGACGATCCGAACGGCTGGTTCGATGACATCAACCTCCTGACCACGGACATCGTCGACTACACCACCGATACCAACGCCGAGGTCATCGACTTCAACAACGCCGGCGGCAAGGTGGGCGTCTACCTCGTCGCCGCCACCGGCGAGCGCGAGCTGATGTACGCCGCCACCGAGCGCGTCATCACGGGGCTCGTCACCACGGTTGGCACCACGGCGACGGCCGGCCGGACGCGGATGATCGTGATCTACACGGACCCGACCACCCCGACCGCGGCCACCTACGCGGCCACCTAGTCATGAACGAGTCGCTCTACGTGACCGCCGATTGGTCACGGTTCGTCGAGGAGGGCAGCCCGGAGGCCGCCTTTGGCGTTGCCCCCGTCGACATCGACCGGCTTGGACTGCGCGAGGCGTACGAGCGATTCGTTACACCCGAGCCCAAGGAAGCGCCGAAGCCCGCCGACAAGTCGGCCAAGCGCCCCGCCACCAAGTAGTACCCAGCGCCCCGGTCCCCAGCCGGGGCGCACCCCTACCCGCCATCGCACACGCCACCGAAAGGGGACCTGACCAATGCCAGGCGACGACAGCAGACTCCAGGGATTCCAGCGCGGCGGAACCGCCGCCGACGCGTTCCGCTACCTCCGTTCCAACGAGGAGCAGGAACTCCTCACCGCGCAGGGCCTCCCGCCCTACACCGAGCTCAGCCGCCGGGGCCGGGGCTGGCAGGCGATGACCACTGCGGCCGTCGCCGGTCTGGTCGTGCGGCCGGATACGGTGGCCAAGTTCACCCTCTGGAACGGCGAGACTGGCGCCACGGCCCGGTCCTACGTGATCGACCGCGTCTGGGCGTTCAACCTCGTGACGACGGCCGCGATCAGCGGCTATTCGATCTGGGCCTGCGTCCACCCGGCCGGCATGGCCGCCGTGACGGCCGACATCACCGCCATCAACTCGATGAACGGCGGGTCCGCCTACACGGGCTCTGCCAAGCTCGACGTCGGCGCGACCGTCGCTGACGACGGCTGGTTCCCGCTCAATACCGGGACCCTGACCGGCGGCGTTACCACCGCCCCGTCCGGCGCCCAGGTCGTCGATGTCGGCGGCCGGTTCATCGTCCAGCCGACGGGCGGGTTCTCGATCCAGGTCGTGTCCACGATCGTCGGCCTGACGTTCACCACGGGCCTGAGCTGGTTCGAAGTGCTTTTGGATAACGAGTAGATCCCCGGCGCCCCGCCTGCATCCTTCCGGGCGGGGCGCACCTTCTGAGGTCGGTCCGTGGCCCACACCTACGCCAACGTGGCGACGTTCAACGACTACCTGCGCGACGCGGGCTCCGTCACGTTCGTCGCGGAATCCGCGCTCCTCGTCGCGCGCAAGCTCGCCACCCTCGAGGCCAGCAGCCGGCGGGTCGACGAGTGGTGCCAGCGCTCCCGGTTCGGCTCGGGCTTCGGCCCGCGCACCGGCACGAACCGCTATGACGGCGCGGCCGGATCGTGCGTCCGGCTCGACGACGACCTGTTGAGCCTGACGACCGCAACGCTGCTCGACGGCACCGAGGGCACGTCGATCGGCACGCCCGTCGTCGACACCGACTACTACCTGCGCAACGGGGAGGGCTTCTACGAACCGGCCCCCTACCGCGAGTTCCTGTTCCACGGTGAGGGCACGATCACGACGCTCGGCACCGGCAAGCGGGTCCACTCGTTCGCGGGCTCGTGGGGCTACCAGGATGTCCGGGTCACCTCCGCATCCACGACGGCCGAGGCGCTCGACACCTCCGAGACCGGGGTCGATGTGACGGACGGGACGGACTTCTCACCGGGCGACACGATCCTCGTCGAGACCGAGCAGATGTACGTCACGTCGATCGCGACGAACACGCTCACCGTGGTCCGCGCCGCGAACGGGACGACGGCCGCCACGCACGACACGGCCAAGGCCATCGGCGTCTACCAATACCCGTCGTCGGTCGTCGACAACTCGCTCCGTATCGCCATGCGCCGCTGGAAGGGCCGCGACGCGGGCGCCGATGGCTCCGATGGTGGTGGTGACGTGCCGGGCACGGTCATGCGCGAGGGCGAGGACACCATCCTCCGGCGCGGCTTGTGGCAGTACGCCTACCGCTGGATCGTGTGATGGCCAAGGAAGGCAGCTTTACCCCGGTCACCGTTCGCGTCGAGTTCAGCGGGCCGTTCTTCACCAAGGACCCCAGGAAGACCGTCCGCGGCAACATCCGCGACATGCTCGACGACCTCGCGGCCGAGATGGAACAGGACGTCAAGGGCCAGATCAAGGGCCACGCCGGACAGATGCCCCGCTACTCGGGATGGACGCACGATCACGTGCGCGGCCGCACCGAGAGCCTGTCCGGCAAGCGGTGGGCGCTGTCCGCGGTGGTCTCGGCGAATACCGAAGGCGACGACCGACGAACCGCCATCCGCACGAAGGCCGCCGCTGCGACGATCGAGCGGCGCTGGCACCCCTTCCGCCGGACCGCGACCGCGGTGCGCCGGATCAAGGCCGATCTCGCCAAGGGTTTGGAGTAGGCCGAAGACGTCGATTTGACGTCGGGACGGCACAATCAAGACGAGGGTCGGAGCTTGCATCTCCGGCCCTCATGACATGCCTGATGCAAGGAGGCACATATGACTCGGGACGCACTGGGCGCCGTCGTCGAGGCGCTATTCGCGGACATCGACATCGGGGCTGCGCAGGCCACGCTCATGGAACTCGGCCTGCCGCTCGCCTACTCGGACGACGGAGTTGCGGCGGTCAACGCTGCAGCGAACGTGCTGTGCGATCAGGCGGCCGAACTCAAACGAGCCGAGGCACCGCGCAGCGAACGCAGGGCCATTCGCGAACAGGTCGACCGGCTCGTCAACGCGCGAGCCTTCCTGTACCGCCTGCGGCCCGCCCGCTCCGGCGATGTCTCCGTCAGCGTGCCTCCAGCGGGAGGTAACTCCTGATGGCTGCCGGAGCTTGGACATTCACGGACGCCGGGCGGACGAGCCTGCTCAACGGCACATTCGATCTTGACAGCGACACGTTCAAGGATGCGCTGTTCCTCTCGACGAGCAACATCGGCGCATCGTCCACCACCTATGCCGGACTCACCAACGAGCACGCCAACGCGAACGGCTACACGACAGGCGGCATCGCGGTCACAAACACCCTCGCGGGCACCACGACCGTCACGGTGGACACGGCGACGGACCCCATATGGACGGCCTCGGGCGGCTCGATCACGGCGCGCTTCGTCGTGCGTTACGAGGTGTCGGGGACCGTGCTCTGCTACGCGCTGCTCGACAGCACACCGGCCGACGTGACGGCGACCGACACGAACACCCTGACCGTGGCAGCACACGCGAGCGGCGTCTTCACCCTAGCCTGACATGGCGAAGGTCCTCAACGCGATCAGCCTCGACGCGCCGGCGGCGCCGGTTGACGCGGGAGTCACCGACACGTTCGCCTTCTCGGGCACGCCGAGCTTCAGCGGCTCCGGCGGTGTCACGCGCTATGACTTCCAGTGGCAGGTAGACGACGGCGGGGGGTTCGTCACCATCGCCGCCGCGACGGGTCTCACGACAGGCGCCACGAACCCGGTCACGAACTCCAACTCGCAGGCGCAGCAGAGCATCACCGTCACCTGCGCCGAGGTCGGTTCGTACACCATCCGCATGGTCGGGGCTCCCGCGACGGGCGGTTCGTACACCGTCATCTCGGCGACGCAGACGGTCACGGTCACGGCGGACAACCAGCTCGTCACACCGGGCGTCGCCAGCCTCAGCCTCACCACGTTCGCACCGACGGTCACCGCGACCGATAACCAGACCGTCACGCCGGGCGTCGCATCGCTGACCACTGCGACCTTCGCCCCGATCGTCACGGCGACAGAAAACCAGCGGGCCACCCCATCCCCGGCCAGCCTCGCCCTGACCACATTCGCGCCGACTGTGACCGCCTCGGATCACCAGGTGGTGACGCCGGGCGTTGCGAGTCTCAGCCTGACGGCATTCGCACCAACCGTCACGGGCGGGCAGGGACTCATCGTCACCCCGGGCACGGCTTCGCTGGTGCTGACCACGTTCGCTCCGACGGTCAGCGTCTCGGATCACCAGACCGTCACCCCCGGAACGGCGAGCCTCAGCCTCACGGCGTTCGCTCCGGGCGTCGTCGCAACCGATCACCGGACGGCGACACCGGGACCAGCGGCGCTCAGCCTGACCGGCTTCGCGCCCACGGTCACGGCAGGCGCCGCGGTCGAAGTCATCCCCGGCGTTGCGGCGCTGTCACTCACGGCGTTCGCGCCGAACGTAGTCGCCACGGACCACCGGGTCGTGACTCCCGGCCCCGCGTCGCTGCTCCTCACGGCCTTCGCCCCGACAGTCACGGCGGGCTCCGGGATCACCGTCACGCCGGGAACGGCGAGCCTGTCGCTCACCGGCTTCGCCCCGACCGTCACCGGCTCGGCCGTCACCGTCGGCGGTGCTCGTCCGACTCTCCGCGCAATCTCGGCCCGGGTCACGGTCAGTCCGGTGACGAGTCCGTTGGCAGGTCGGCCGACGCTCCAGCCCCTCCACCCACGGCCAGAGGTCGTCGATGGCTAACAAGATCACGGTCAATCTCCCCGCCCAGGTCCCATCGTCCGACCTGCTCAATGCCGGGATGTACGGCACGGGTGCGCTGGTGCGCGTGCAGTGGGCGGCGTCCAAGCTCGGGTCGTTCGCGGACATCTCTGGGACCGGTTCCACGCCGACGGTCGCCATCGTCACGGGGACAGAGAGCTACCCGGCCTATGACCCTACGGGGGTCTCGGGCACCTGGTATCGCGCTCGGATCGAGGACTCGGGCGGAACTCGTCTATCGGACTGGTCGGCGCCCCGACTGACGACGTACCACTGATGGCGCTCACCTACGCGTCGGCCATCGCGGCGATCGTCACCCACGCCACGGCCGCCGGCGCCGCCGTCACCCCGACGATCCTCGACGTGGCGATCGGCCCGCCCCTCCCGACAACCACACGGTGCGTCCGCATTTTCTATGGCGGGGAGACGGAGCCGGCCAAGATGGGCGCGGGCTCCACGCTCAACTCCCGGATGATCGGCGAGCGGATCGTGCTCATCCTCTGGATCGCGGTATCGAACATCTCCCAACAGGAGATCGACGCGGTGGAGACGGAGCTGTACACGTTCAAGCACGAACTCCGGACTCGCGTCCTCGGCGATTCGCAGCTCGGCGGGATGTCCACGGACCTTGAGATGAGCCTGTGCGAAGTGGACTACCCAATCGTGGCGAACACCCGCTACCGGACCCTCGAAACCGAGTTCACGACCGACTTCGCCGAATACACCATTACGGCGTAGGAGTACCCATGCCGAAGAAGCACACCGGCTACATCGTCGCCAACCCCCGCCGGATCCCCGCCGGCAAGCATGTCATCCGGGTGGGCGACCGGCGTTGGTACGAAGGCGATCCCTATGACGGTCCGCTCGTCGAGCGGTTCGTGCGCGACGGTTTCCTCGTCCCACAGGGCAAGGTGAGTGATGGCGAAAAGTAGCGGCATCGGGATGCGGCTCTACCTCCAGGGGGTAGACGCATCGGGTGACGTTGGCTCGATCCAGACCATGCGATCCTCGGCCGCCGTGCTCGATGTCACGTCGATCCAGGACTCGGCGATGGTTCGCATCTACGGCCTGCGCGACGGCGAGATCACGTTCAACTGTTTCTTCAACGACGCCGATGACGAGACGTTTGATTCGCTCGCCGCGCTGCCGACGACCAACGTGCTGTGCCTCGTCCTCACCTCGACGACAGCCGGGCAGCCGGTTCTCGCGCTCACCGCCAAGCAGATCAACTACGACTGGGTGCGCGGCGCGGACGGCTCGCTCACGGGGACCGTGCAACTGCTCGCCGCGTCGGGTGTGCCGATGGAGTACGGGCTGCTGCTCGCGTCCAAGACGACCCATGCCAGCGCCGATGACGAGACGGGCATCGACTTCGGAGCGCAGACGACCGCGGGCGCGGTTGGGTTCCTTCAGCACTTCTCGGCGGCGACCGGGACGGTCGAGTACGACCTGGAAGACTCCAGCGACAGCACGACCGGGGTTGACGGGGCATGGGCCAACCTCGGCGCGTTCACCGACGTGGCCACGCCGTACGCCCCGATCGCCCAGCGGATCGAAGTCACCGGAACCGTCGAACGCTGGGTGCGCGCCTCGACGAACGGCACGTTCACGACCGCGGTGTTCAGCATGGCGTTCCGCCGCCTGCGGGCGACCGATTACGACGCGGACGCCTAACTAGCGTCCCTCATCCACCGGAGCCGGCCAGTGGGTCGGTGTTTCGGCATGTCCCTGAAAGGAGTCTCCGTTGGCCAAGTCAAGCGGTATGGGAATGACGCTCACCATCGACGATGCCGCTGGTGCAGGGGAACTGATCTCCAACGATTCAACCAGCCTGACGTTCAACACGACCCGCGGTGTACAGGACGTCACGGGCCTCGACAAGTCGGCGCTGGAGCGGCTGCTGCTGCTCAACGACTTCAACCTCAACGTCACGACCGTGTTCAACCCCGCGGGCTCCCCGTCGATGTTCGACGTGTTCTCCACCCCTGCCGACAACGACACGCGGACCGTGGTCATCGTCGTCGGCGGGAAGACGCTCACCGCCGAGTGCGTGATGAGCGACGTGGCATGGACGCGCAACCAGGACGGCTCGTTCACGGCCGGCGCGACGTTCCTGCTCGCCAACGGCACCGCCGCGGCCTGGACCTAAACCCTGACGACAGGACCGCTCGCCGGCCCCATCCCCCGGCGGGCGGTTCCTTTTTCGGGATGGGACGAAAGGGATGGGCCAGTGGGCTTCACGGAGCCAGAGCGGCTCGGGTCGATCGGCTTCACCGACGGCCCGTACGCCGGGGCAGAAGTCAGCGTCCGGGACAACGTCGGCATCGGCGTGCTCCGGGAGATCGAGGCGCTCGGCAACACGCCGGACGAGACCTCGGTCGAGGACAAGATCGCGCGCTACGAACGGCTGTGCGACCTGTTCGGGACCGAGGTCCTGCGCGGCTGGAACGTCGAGGGACCTGACGGTGAACCGCGCCCCGCCAACGCGGAGGGCTGCCGCCTCATCGGGGCCGACTTCCTCGGCACCGTCGTCGTCCTCTACCTCGCCGGTATCCGGCAGGCACCGCCCCCTTTACCGAGTGGGTCGCCCGCGCCAGAGAAGGCGAAGCGACCGAGGAAGCGGAGCCGTGGGAAGTAGCGCAGGCGCGGCTCGACCGCTGGCTGCTCGACCGGGGGATCCTGCCGTCCGTCGCTGACGGAGAGGAGGCTCGCCGGCTCTACACCGCAATCGAGCTGTTCGGCTGGGAGTCCTGACGTTGGCGAATTCAGTCCGAATCCACGCGGGCGTCAAGGATGACGCGTCGGGGCCGATCGACAAAATCCGCGACAAGTTCGGCGCACTCCAAAAGCAGGGTGCCAAGGGCTTCGCCATCGGCGTCGGCGCCGCGGTCACGACGAAGGCGCTCGACCTCATGGGCAGCGCCGCCAGCCGGGCGGTGCAGTTCGTCGGCGATTCGATCCAGGCGGCGTCGAGCCTCGCCGAGAGCCAGAGCAAGGTCAACGTCGTGTTCGGCCAGTCAGCGGCCGAGATCACGAAGTGGGCCGACACCGCATCGGACGCGTTCGGGCAATCGAAGCAACAGGCGTTGGAAGCCGCCGGGACGTACGGCAACCTGTTTCAGGCGTTCGGCGTCGGGCAGCAGGAAGCCACGAAGATGAGCAAGTCGCTCGTCGAGTTGGCCGCCGACCTCGCCTCGTTCAACAACACGTCGGTCGATGACGCGCTGCTCGCGCTGCGCTCCGGGCTGTCGGGCGAGACGGAGCCCCTGAAGCGGTACGGCATCGCCCTCTCCGATGCGCGCTTGCGTCAGGAGTTGCTGGCGCAGGGGATGACGGATCTCGGCGCGACGCTCACCCCGCTCCAGAAGTCCACCGCCGCATACGCGCTCATCATGAAGGACTCGTCGCTCGCGCAGGGCGACTTCGCGCGGACGAGCGATGGGCTGGCGAACAAGCAGCGCATCCTTGAGGCGAAGCTCGCCGACCTGTCTGCCGAGATCGGCACGAAGCTGCTGCCGCTCATGACCGACCTCGCCGGGGCGGCGATCGCAGTCGTCGACAGTCTCGGCGAACTCGGCAACGCGCTGGCCGGGGTGGGCGATGTCATCAGTTGGCTCGCGGCCCGCGGCCGGGACATCCCCGCCATCGGCGAGATCATCTTCGGCCCGGATCAGCAGCGCAACGTCGCCTCGAATATCGGCCACACGTCGGCCGCGATCCGCGGGTTCGTCGACGAGTCGGTGTCCACGGTCGAGGGGATGCGGGCGCGGATGGGGGTCGTCGCGGGGTATTCGTTCCAGGTGCTCCCGCAGGAGTTCGAAGCCGCCAAGAACCGCACGAAGGCCATCGCTCAGAAGACACCCGGCGAGATCGCCGCCGCGCTCCTGTCCAAGCGCAAGGACTGGAAGAGCGCGGTAGAGCAGCTCGTCAAGGACGGCGAGGACGCCCTCACCCCGTGGGCCGAACGGGCGCAGATCAAGGCGGCCCTCGCATCGAAGGCGGTCAAGGACGGCCTTGCGTCGAATGACCCGGCCATCCGGGCACAGTGGGCAGCGTTCGTCACCGAAGCGGAGATGCGGCTCGGCGAGTTGTCGGACTCCGCGTTCAACCTCACCTTCCGCGCCGGGACGGAGATCGGCCGCGCGCTCGCCGCCACGAAGGCCGGCACCGCCGCAGCCGCGCAGCTCCACAACATCGCCATTCAGAATGCGCTCGGCCAGCTCCCCTCGTCGGCGTACGGCTGGGGCTACTCCGTCGGCCGGGAGACGGCCGCGGGGCTGAAGGCATCCACGCCGGTCGTCAAGCAGGCCGCAGACCAGGTTGCCGCCGCGGTCCGCAACCGCCTGCGCGTCGCGTCGCCTGCCAAGGAAGGGCCGTGGTCCGAGGCCGGGGGTCCGGAAGGCTGGGGCCGCCGCTTCACGGACCTGCTCGCCAAGGGTATCGGCGCGAAGCTTCCGAACATCACACCCCCCGGTTTCGGCGCGATGGCACCTGCCCTCGCTGGAGCCGGGGGGTCTTCGACTGTCACCAACAACTACAACCTCACTGTCAGCGGGACTCTCCAGCCGATGACGGAGCAGGGCATCGCCATGACCATGCAGCGTCTCGCCGGGTTCAATCGTGGCTGACCTCACGTTTGACGGGACGGACATCCGCGAGGCCACCGCGCGAACGGCGGGCGGGCTGTTCTTCGATATCGTGGCGGGCTTCCGGGGCATCGCGGAGGTACGGGGGTCGGACCGCATCCTGCCGGGCAAGGCCGGCCGCACCGCTCGCTCGCGGGTGAAGGATCGGCGGGTCATCCGGCTCCACGGCTACATCCACGGCGGCCCGACGTCGGGCTCCCTCGTCACCCGGCAACAGGACTTCCTCGCCAACGTCGTCGTCGCGCAAGCCCTGTTCGACCCTGACGACGCGGCGAAGGCGCTCGTCGCGACCGATCCGTACATGGGCCTCTCGGCCGCGGCCACCTCGACGATCAGCGCGCGAGTGCTCAACGTCATCGAGGGGCGCGAGCAGATGGGCGTCTACCAGGAATGGGACGTCGTGCTCGAAGCGGTGGGCGACCCGCCGGACTGGGCGTAGATGGCGATCGCGATCGTCCAGAGCATTACGAATGGCTGCACGTCGAATGTCACGACGGCGGACTTCGCGGTCGCCCCGACGAGTGGGAACCTGCTCCTCGCGCTCGTCTCCCGACGCGACAACCCGGGCATCCCCGAACCCACCGTGGACACCCCCGGTTGGACGGCGGTCGGTGCGGGGGTCGGGTTCACGTCGGGGATCAGTACCCGTCACTGTCGAGCGTTCTACAAGACGAGCGACGGGACGGAGCACAGTTCGACCCAACCGCCGGCGACGATCGAGTTCGACGGGGGTGGCTACGTCATCACCCTCGTCGAGTTGTCCGGCGCGGCGTACGGCGGGGTGTTCGGCTCGCAGAACCAGATCGCCTCGACGACGAACATGGACGCCGGGGGTTCGGTCACACCGGCCGCCGGGACGGACGTCCTCATCTACGGCGTCGGGACGATGTTCGCGACGACCACCGTCACCGCGGACGGATCGGTCACCGAGGTCGTCGACTGCCAGCAGAACACCTCGAACTCCCCGACCCACTGGGTAGGGCACCTCACCGTCGCCGGGGCGTCGGGTTCGTACATCGTCGGCGGCACGTCCGCGGCGAGCTCGGGGTACTGCGGCTACACCGTCGTCGTCGAAGAGGTCGCCGCCGTTCTTCCGACGTGTGACGCGCCGGTCGCGCTCGACGTCTACGCGCCGACCGTCAACAGTGTGGCGGGGCTCACGTACAAGGCCACGCTGTGCGGGGCGTTCGACGTCGGCTGGCGGCCGGAACTCGACGGCACGGGCAGCGTCACGTTCAAGATCGACAAGAACGACGCCGACGCCACGGCGGACATCCTCGGCGACGGCGACGGCGACGTGCGCTACATCAAGGTCCGGGTCCCGGCGATCCAGGGCGACCCGATCTTCGGGGGCTGGCTGACCGAGGGCGACTTCACGCTGCTCGGACCGAACGAGCAGGGCGAGCAGGTCCTGAAGTTCGGGGGACCGGGCCCGCTCGGCTACCTCGACTTCGCCAAGATGGCGACCGACTCCTACATCACCGGCGGCCACGATCCGTACGGCGGTCTGTGGCGGCTGTACCTCGCGGGCACCGGCAGCAAGCCCGGCCAGATGTTCCGCCGGATCATCGAAGAGGCGCAGGACGCCGACCGGCCGCAGCTGCCGCTCACCAATCTCACCATTGACTTCGACTACACCAACGACTCGACGGCCGACCCGTGGGACAGCTCATCCACGACCGACGAGTTCAGCGCGGCCATCGGCGAAAGCCTGCTGTCGGTGGCCGGACGGCTGATCGGCACGCGCACGCTCACCATCCAGTGCGACCCGGACCTGTTGCTGTCCGCGTACAACCTCGGCAACTACGGGACGGACCGCAGCTCCGCCACGTTCGCGGCGGGCAAGGTCCGCCTCGTGGCCGTGACGAACATCGGTGCGGCGACCGATTCGCCGGGGCCGAAGGGCATCACCCGACAGGTGCGGCCGGGCAGGGTCGCGACGCACGCGTGGGTGTACGGAGAGAATGAGGGCAAGGCGCTCGGCGCGCTCGCGGACGCGGCCTCACGCGTCACGCGCGAGACGTTCCTCTCGGCGTACGGACAGGACGCCACCGCGCTCGACGCCATCGGGGACGCCTACGTCGCGGACCAGCTCGACCGGAGCGAATCGATCAGCGTCCCGCTCGGGGAACTCGGCAACGAAGAGGCGGCGGGCAAGTATCTCCCCGGACCGCCGGGTTCGTCGGGCCACTTCTGGGTTGGCGACACGATCACCCTCCACACGGGGACCGGCGAGTTCGACTACAACAACGCGAGCTTCGTCGTCGCCGCGATCAACTTCCACCAGCCGTCCAACGCGAAGGCAGTGACGGACCTCGATATCTGGGTGGAACTCGGCTCGCTCGCCATCCTGCCGATCGCGGGTTCCGAGGGCACGGGCAGCCTCGTCGCGTCACCGGGCGGGGGTGGGTCGAGCATCCCGCCGCACTTCCATCCCGCGGTGGCTGCGGGTCCGGTGGCACCGCTCCAGCTCGGCAACCTCGGAGCGACCGAGACGCTGAACGCCGAGGCGCGCGAGTGGCAGCGCGGCACGCTCGACCAGGACTGCACCATCACCGTCACCGGGTTCACCCTCGACGAGGGGCGCGTCGTCCAGTTCGGGGTGAGCAACGACGGCGGGTTCGGCATCACCTGGGACGCCGACGTGGTGTTTGCCGACGACGACCAGCCGGCGCAGACGGCCGGTGACGTGACGTGGTACCTGCTCTGGTCCGACGAGGGCGATTCGGTCGTCTACGGCGCGAAGGTCGGAGGGACCGCGCTCACCGTCGAGGACGAAGGGACCCCGCTCGCCACGGCCGCGACGACGCTCGACTTCGTCGGGGCAGGCGTGACGGCATCGGGGACCGGGGCCGAGAAGACGATCACGATCCCCGGTGGCGCGGCGGACCTCGACGGCTTGTCTGACGTGACGATCACCTCCGCGATCACGGGCGACATGCTCCGCTACAACGGCTCGGCGTGGGTGAACACGCCCGGCCGCTGGGAAGTCCTGTTGATCGAGGACGGCTCCGAAGCGCTGCAAACCGAGGACGGCCTCGATTGGCTCTACGTATGGGTGGATGACTGATGGCGAACTCCGGCACGTATAACCGCACCAAGGTTCACTGGGCCGAGGGCGCGGCTGCTGCCACTCCCGACGCGGGTGAGGTGGTCGTCTACGCCAAGGCCGACGGGCTCATGTACTCGAAGGACGACGCGGGGGCCGAGACGCTCATGTCGGGCGGCTCGGCGGGCGCCGTCGCCACGGATGCGATCTGGGATGCCAAGGGTGATCTGGCGGGAGGGACCGGAGCGAACACCGCCGCACGGCTGGCGGTGGGAGCCAACGACACGGTCCTGACGGCCGACTCGGCCGAGGCGACGGGGCTCAAGTGGGCAGCGGCTGGAGCAGCCGCGTTCGTCGGCTGCAAGGTCTATCACGCGGCCACGGAATCGGTCGGGGCCGGGGCCGCGCTCGTGCCCCTGTTCGACAGCGAGGAGGAGGACACCGACCTCTTCCACTACACGTCCGCGGCCAATCTCACGGGGACCGTCTCCAAGACCGCGTCGAGCCCGAACATCGTGGGGGTCGGGACGGCGTTCCTGACCGAGCTGGGCGTCAACCAGGTCATCTCGATCCCCGGTACCGCGGCCGAGATCGGCGTCGTCAAGACGATCACCGACGACGAGAACATCATCCTCTGGCAGAACATGGCGAACAACGCCTCGGGCCAGACCGCCACCCGCAAGAGCAGCCACTTCGCCGTCCCGGCGGGCAAGGCCGGCAAGTACCGGGCCAACTACGCGACGTTCATCGACGGCTACACCGGAAGCGCCCAGTCGCTGATGAGCTGGCGCGTCAACGACGCCTTCCCGCGTGGCGGCGAGCTGAGACTCAGCGTCGTCGGGAGTTCGTTCCTCGCCTCGCCCGCGCCGATCTTCGTCCTCGCCGAGGGTGACTTCCTGTACGCGGTTATCATCAACGGCTCGACAGCGACACAGGTCTTCGGGCACGCCTCGGCCCTCCAGCAGCAGACCACCTTCATGCTCGAATACCTCGGCGCCTAGATGCGGCGTCTGCTCATGGCGGCGCGGGGCGGAGCGTCGTTCACCCCGCCCCCCACGGCCTACTCGATGCTCTACAACGGGCAGACCGGCGACACGATCGTCCACGTCGGCCTCGCCACGTCGAGTGACGCCGGGCAGACGTGGACGCGTTACGCCTCCAATCCGGTCATGTCGCCGGGCGCATCGGGTCAGTGGGACGACGAGCAGGTGCACGGCGTGTCCCTCGTGTGGGACGGCAGCCAGTGGGTCGTCTTCTATGGCGGGTACGACGGGACGAACTACCGGATCGGCCGGGCGACCAGCGCGGACCTCATCACCTGGACGAAGTACGCGAGCAATCCGATCCTCACCCTCGGGGCAGGGGGCGCGTTCGACGACGCCGGGCTGATCGGACCCGCGGTCCTGTACGAACCGGCCGAGTCGCCGGCATGGAAGATGTGGTACACGGGGATCAAGGCCGGAGTCTCGAGGATGGGCTACGCGGACTCGACCGACGGGATCGCGTTCACGAAGCGCGGGCAGGTGCTCGGCCTCGGCTCCGCCGGGCAGTTCGACGACGAGGGTGTCGGGACCGGGCCGGTCGTCAAGCTCGGCTCCACGTACTACGTGTTCGAGCACGGGACCGCAGGCACGAACGATACCCACACCGGCTACGCGACCTGCACCGACCCCGCCGATTCGGGGACATACACGAAACAGGGCGTGCTCGCGCAGTTCTCAGGCAACATCACGAGCCTCGCCGACGGGCTCGACTACCGCTCCAACGGCCTGCGTTCGGTCATTCTCCGCAACGGCGTCTACATCGGCTACGGGACAGCGTTCCAGCCGGTCGATCCCCCGACGCTCCACGAGGTCAGCTTTCGTACCACGTCAACGGATCTCGTGAGCTGGACGACCCCGACCGGCGAGCTGCTCCCGCTCGACGAGGGGACGTTCGATACCGTCAGCGCGGAGAACCCGGGCGTGGTGCAGGCCTAGCGTAGATGGACTCCCCATCGAGGACGACCGACAGTTCGGGATAGGCGACGAACTCGGGGCCGGGGCCTTCGACCTGCATGAACGCGGTCGAGGCCGCGTAGACGAGGCTCGCCGCTTGCTCGTCGGGCGTCAGGCGGACCACGTCCACGAGCGGCAGCACGTCGCCGTCGCGGAAGAACGCGCCCCACATCGGGTCGAACCAGTGCCACCCGTCGTCATAGTAGACCTCGGTCGTGATATGCCCGCCCAGCGTTCCGTCCGGCTGCCGATAGAACGCCTGGATGCTCCGGGCCTCGACTCCGAGCCGTTCGTACAGCGTCCGGGCCGTGGCCGTGGCGGCGCCGCAGATCCCGGCACCTGACACGAGGGCCTTCTCGGCGATCTCCGCCTCGCTCGCGCCTCCGGGTGTGGGCTCGCCGCGCTCGATGAGGTAGTTGTAGATCATCCGCGACACATGGCCGGCCACGTACTCGGTCACGACGAGCGCGGCGACGTAATCGGGCGGCAGGTCGGGCGCGGTCTCCTGAGCCCCGGTTAGCCTCTGGCGTACCTGCTGCTCCGCGGCATCGGTGGCCGGCGTACCGGGTGGCAGGCGCGACCAGCCGACGAATAGCAGCACGGCGACCCCGACGAGGTTCGCCACGATCAAGCGACGACGCACCCGGTCCCATTCGTGGGGCCGGGCTCTTTTCGTCTCAGTCGTCATCCCCTCCGCCCTCGATCCGGTCCAACAGGCGATCGAGCGTATCGGCGTGCGGACTCCCCTCTGACCGCAGTCGTTCGGCCAACTGGCGCAACTCCCACACCCACAACCGGAACCGGGAGAGATCCCGGATACGGACGGCGATCTCCGCGACGACCTTTGTCACCGCGTCTGCTTCAGGCACCACAGTACGCCGAGGGGTCCTGTTACCAGGCCGATCACGAACCAGTTGACCGGGGCCGAATCCCGGAGGTACGCGATCACCGCGCACAGAGCCCCGCACGCAACCCACACGGCGAGGACGTCCTCGACGCTCACCGCTCCCATCGCTTCTGAAGGAAGTACCCGACCACCAACGGGGTAGGCACGGTCAGCAGCAAGCCCAGCCAGGCACCCTGCGAGGCGAGGACGAGCCCCACCACGAGGCCGACCGCGGCAATGGCGGTGTAGGCGCGTTCGGTGGGGGTCACGCATTCCCCAACGGTACAGTGGGGGTTGTCACGAGCAACCGTACGGGACTAGACTGAGCCGCCATCATTTGTCCCGACGCCGCGAGGCCGGGTACGTCCGCGACGCCACCACAGGGGAGGGCTGACGTGCGCGAGCGTCCCGTCATGGTTCTGACTCCGGCGGAGCAGGCTTTCTACGCCGTCGTCGAGGAGGCCGCGTATCGTCTGGCCCGCGCTGCTCTCGACCGGCTCGCGTTACCCCAGCCGAAGCCGCCCAGCCAGCGATCATGTCGATCCGCTCGCGGAGCGCCCGCGTTTCCGCGCTCTGGACCCGCATCTCCTCGATAAGGCGCAGAGCCGCATCCTCGAACGAGACCGGCACCTGCGGGCGGCCGTCGTAAGCCGCCCACAACTCGCTCACCGGGACCTCTAGTACCTCCGCGATCCCCGCGAGCTTCGGCGATGACGGCGGCCGTTCGCCAGAGAACCATTCGTACAGCGTCCCGCGCGTAACGTGGGCGCCCTTCGCCAACTTGGTGATGCTTAGACGCGGCGTCATCCCGGCCATGAGGGCGTGGATCGCTGCCTCTAGGCGTCGGCCAGGCTCCAGTTCTTCCGGTTCGTCCTGTTCGGACAATCCGACTCTCCCCTTCCCTCGACACGCGCTCGGCCGTTGACAATAGTCAACGCGCTCCTACGTGTCAATACATTTCCGCGCAGATCGTACCCCGAAACCGTATTGACAAGCCACCACGACAGGCGTACGGTTCCGTCATGACAGACGTACCGATCGATCAGGCGCCGTGGCACGTGGCCGCCGAGCAGCGTGGAATCAGCCTCGAATGGCTCGCGGCAATGACGGAGCGGAGCTTTGCCACGGTCTACGCGTACAAGACTGGGCGTCGGCGTGTTCCCGCGGCATGGCTCGCCAAGGTCGAGCTGCTTCTATCTGGACGCGACGTTCTGTCGGGTCCAGCGGACAAGGCGTCATGATCGAACCGACAAAACTTACATTATCGGAAGTTTCCGGTTCCACCGGACAGTCTGTCCGCGGTCATTACACCGCTGATCCAGCATACCGCATCGAGGAGCTGCTAGAACTCGCTGAGCGAGCGCGCCTCCGCGGCTACGTCGATCTGGCCGACGAGTACACCGACCGGGTCATCGACGAGGTATGGGGGCCGGTCCTGTGAGGACCGCCGCGCGTAGCCTGATTTACCCCACACGCGCCGAACTGCTCATTCCCCATCTCAAGGGATTGTCCGCGGCCGAACGGTTGCTGGCGCGCTACGTCGTCGAGCCGAACGGTTGCTGGCGGTGGACGCGCGGGATCACGACCGTGGGCTACGCCCATCTGTCCATCCAGAGCGTCTACTACCAGGCGCACCGGCTCATGTACATCCTGCTCATCGGGCCGTTCCCCGAAGGGCTGGAGCCGGATCACACCTGCCGCAACCGCGCGTGCGTGAATCCGTGGCATATCGAGCCGGTCACGCACGACGTGAACATGCAGCGCGGCAGCCGAGCGCGGCTCACTGAGACGAAGGTCGCCGCGATCCGCTCGGCCCATGTATCGGGGGCCGGGGTCCGTGCCCTCGCTCGCCTCTACGGCGTCAACCATTCCACGGTGTCGCGGATCGTCAACGGGCTGATCTGGCCAGAGCCTGAGCAGGCCGAGGCCGTGGCATGACGACCACTCCCCTCCCCCTCCGTGTCCTCGTCTCCCATCGACCCGTACCCGTCAAGCCTCCGTCCCTCGTCCTCCGGGACCGTGACCCAGCTCGACCGCCGCGGATTGTGGGCCGGGTGCGGGTAGCGCGGGATGGTGTGGCGTGAGAGTAGACGTCGCTCGAATGCAGCACGCTCTCCTGTGGCTCGATGACGACGACCCGGGGGGCATAGCGGGACTTGTCGCGGACATGGCCATCGACGACGAGGCGGTGCGTGGGTTGGCCGAGGGCATCACGCACTACTACAACCGCCTCGTTGACGCCGACTCGATGACGCTGAACAAATACGGGCGCGCCGCGTGCATCTGTGGCGAGTCGGTGCTACCGCAGAACTGGCCGAATCACCTGCTCCGACAGGACGGACGACACGCCGCCGTCCCGGAGACAGCCTCGTGAAGCCCGGCCCCGACACCCGATTCTATCGAGGCCTCGCGTTCGCTCTCCCGGTGGGCGCGCTCATGTGGGCCGGGATCGTCGCCGCGGTTCGGTGGGTCCTCGGATGAAGGTACTCGTGGCCTGCGAGTTCTCCGGCATCGTCCGGGATGCGTTCATCGCCCGAGGGCACGACGCCGTGTCGTGCGACGTGTTGCCGAGTGAGCGGCCCGGCCCGCACTTTCCGGGCGACGTCCGGGACATCCTCGACGGTCTGGTCTGGGGACCGTGGGACCTCATGATCGCCCACCCGCCCTGCACGTTCCTCGCGGTCTCCGGGGCGCGCTGGTTCGCTCAGCGCCGGGAGGCGCAAGCCGAGGCGCTGGAGTTCGTGCGGCTGCTGCTCGATGCGCCCATCCAGCGGATCGCCCTCGAAAACCCGATCAGCGTCATCAGCTCGGCCATCCGCAAGCCGGACCAGATCATCCAGCCGTGGCAGTTCGGACACGGCGAGACGAAGGCGACGTGCCTCTGGCTGAAGGGGCTCCCCCGACTGGAGCCGACGAACGTCGTTGACGGACGCGATGCACGCGTCCACCGGATGGCGCCCGGCCCCGAGAGATGGCGTGAGCGATCGCGGACGTTCCCCGGCATCGCTGCGGCGATGGCCGATCAGTGGGGTGCAGCGTGACGGACCCCACCCTCGTCCTCGTTCTGGGGCTCGGAGCGTTCGCGGGGTTCCTCGGCATCCTCCTGGCGCTGGCCGGGATTGCCGAGCTGCTGTGGGGGCCGGACCCGGACCTCGATGGACCGTGGCTGCCATGAAGGCGCGGCTCGCGGTGTTCGTCTACCGCTTCGGCTGGTGGGTGAGCACGCATACGTTCCGGTGGGCGCTCTGGCTCGACCGCGACGCGACGGCGGCGGCCCTCGATGCCGCGACAGGCGATCAGCTCGACGCGGTGGCCGAGGCGTTCGTGGAACTTGGCGAGGCGCGCCGGATCGCGTTTCGGATGCCGGAATGAGCAAAATCCTTGCGGAAGACTGGCCGGAGCTGACCGAGGACATCGAACGGCTCAAAGTGCAGGCCGCACTGGGGATCGCGTGGCAGGAAGCCGAAGCCCTAGCGCGAGAGAAGGGACGGCGGCTCTGGGCCGGCCGCGGTGCGAGCGGTTACACGGCACGGGCTGATCCGGGCGAACCGGGCCAGAAGGCAGTCAAGACGTTCGGCCCTGATCTCGCCTCCGCTCTCCGAGCCATCGCCGCTCGTCTCCGGGAGCAGCCGTGACCCACCGGACCGCCGTTGCCGCGCCCGCCCCTGATCCGGAGCGGCTGCGTGCCCTCGCGGCGATCGCCGAGGCGTTCCGTCGGCTGCTGAGGCTCCGGCCATGAACGTCCTCGCAGCCTTTCTGTTCCGGGTGGCACCCGGAATGACGGACGGCCTAGCGGCTCGACCGCAGGACGAGAAGTACGGGGACGCCCGTGCCGGCTCTGGATCAAGACGGGTTTTATCCCCCGCCCTAGCCAGCGGCCATCCGGTGCAGTCCGGCCGTCCGTCCACCTGTTTCGGACCGACCTCAGCGCATGACGCGCGAGACGCTCACCCCCGCCACCTGTTCGACGCCAACGGCTGGTTCGTTCGCGCGGCAGTGCTCTGCTCCGGGTGCATGGAGCGACTGCGTTCGATGGGGATGGATTGGAGAGAGGAGCGGCGCGCGGTACCCGAGCGGACGGCGTGGCAGCGGATGAGGAGGGTGGCATGACGACGATGCACAAGCACAAGTGGAACGGCGGCGTCTCGTGCGCAATCTGCGGGACGACTAAAGGTCGGGAGGCGCGACGTCTGGACAACCGCCGACTGATCCGACGCGCTGAAGTCGCCGAGCACGCGCTTGCCCACCTGGCGTTTCGCCGTCACGGGTTTTCGGGTGGCTGCGACGGTTGCCTGGATATCTGCCACGTTCTTGGGACGGGACCGATCTGATGAACATGTACGACGAGTTCTGGCACGACAGCGAACTACCACCCGAGCTATGCCGGGATATGGATTGCCCGGACCATCACCCGGGCTGCTACTGGGACACCGGCGCAGGGTGTGACGAGCCGGGTATCAACTGGCTCGGCGGCCGTCCGTGGTGCCCTCGTCACACGGTCGAGCTAGAGCAGCAGATCGCGGCGCTATCGCGGCGTGTTGTCGCATGACTTGCCGTACCTGCTCCCGGCCCATCGCACCCCTCCGGGACGGCACGGCTTACGGCCACGTCTCGCCGCTGCCCTACCGGAGCCCCCACTTCGCTCGACCCCGACGGGCTGACGAGGTTCCGAGTGCCCCCGTGCTCGCCCCTCGTCAGCCCGACGCGGTTGTGCGTCATCGGCCCGTTGCCGCGGGCTGACCAACAAGGCCGGGCGGGCTGCTTTCTCGAGCCTGACCCGCCCGGCCAACCTCACGGGGAGGCACACGCAATGGTAGAGAGTCCAACCACCGGGATCGCGTTCTTCAGACGCCGACGCCGGAAGTCCGAGTACACGGAGTACGGGACGGGACGCCGCTTCGCAAAGGGTAGGCCGCGCATCGTCTGCGCGGACGGCTTCGACCTGAGCGTGCAAGCCGGTGAGTTGCTCTATTCGACGCCGCGCGAGGATGCCGGACCGTGGACTCACGTCGAGGTCGGCTACCCGAGCGCGAGGCCCGAGCCGTGGTCCGAGTGGTCGAAGTACGTCGAGGATGCTGGGATTCCGACCCGGACCGTCTACGCCTACGTCCCCTTGAAGCTGG